CAAAGAGTTATAAGGTATGTTCTTGCCCTAATACACAACTATTCAGAGGTAAGTTGTGGAAGTGTCCGAACACTGCTTTCCTACGAGAACTACTGTCTGTGACAGAACAGAGTGATGCTGAAGAGTGGCAAGAATATCTTGTGGATGGTCTCCCTGTAGATTGTAGTGACGATGAGTTGACAAAGTTTTGTGAGCAGAGTAGACTACCTGATAAAGTATGCAACATGTGTACATCTAAACCTTTACACTTCAGTGCTGCTATACAGGAGCGTGGTAAACGTAATGTTATCATCTCTAAATAAAACACTCGCAATAACCCATGCCAACATACCCATTAAAAAATTTGAAGACAGGTGAACAGAAAGAACTCACTATGTCTATGAAAGAATATGACCAGTGGAGAAAAGACAACCCAGACTGGGATAAAGACTGGTCTAAAGGAGCAGGGGGTGTAGTTAGTGCTACAGGTGACGTGTATAGTAGAACCGATGGGGGATGGAACGAAGTTCTCTCAAGAGTAGCAGAGATGCCAGGTTCAAAGGTAAAACCACAAAAAATTACACACACATAGCATGCCAGCACGTAAAAAGAAGATGTCCACCAGTGTTGGAGCTGGTTTGACTGCGAAACAAATGAAGAGGAAGAAGCCATATAATTCTGACATGATGGTTGATATTCAACCCATCACAGAAAACCAGAAGCATGCCTTCGCATCATATCAAGAGGGTAAGAACCTTTTTTTATACGGTGCAGCAGGTACAGGTAAAACATTTATAACTCTTTATCAAGCATTGAAAGAGGTGCTTGATCCTATGACACCTTACAATAAGGTGGTATTAGTCAGGTCACTTGTGTCAACTAGAGAGATAGGTTTTTTACCAGGTGATCACGAAGATAAGTCAGCATTATATCAGATACCATATAAAAATATGGTCAAGTATATGTTTGAGTTGCCCACAGACAATGAGTTTGAGATGTTATGGGGTAATCTCAAAGCACAAGAGAGTGTAACGTTCTGGTCTACCTCATTCATCAGAGGTACAACACTAGATAATTCTATTGTGATAATAGATGAGTCACAAAACTTGAATTTTCATGAATTAGATAGTATAATAACAAGAGTAGGTGAAGATACCAAGATAATGTTCTGCGGAGACGTAGCACAAACTGATCTTATAAAAACTAACGAGAAGAATGGCATCCTTGATTTTCAAAAGATCATCACTCGTATGCCTGAGTTTGATTTAGTTGAATTTGATGTCAGTGACATCGTAAGATCAGGTCTTGTCAAGAGTTACATCACCTGTAAAATAGAACTAGGTATGTAATGTTCAATCATGTAGAATGTGATCTTCCTACGCTGACTAGGAAGAGTATTGATGGAGTTCGATACTACAATGTCAATGACAGACCGATGGTGTCCATCACCTCTGTCACTTCTCACTTCAACAAACATATATTTGTTGAGTGGAGAAAGAAAGTTGGTGATGCAGAGGCAAATAGAATTACGAAACGTGCTACCACTAGAGGCACTGCCACACATGAACTGATAGAGAAGCATCTATTGAATGAAGAGGTTGTGTTGGACAATCCTAGCACCAAGATGCTGTTCACTCAGTCAAAAAAAGTGTTACAAAATATAAATAATATCTACGCACTAGAAAAAAGTTTATACAGTAACGAGTTGGGTGTTGCTGGAACTGTTGATTGTATAGCAGAATATAATGGTGAATTGTCCATTATTGATTTCAAAACTGCAGCGAAACCCAAACCAAGGGAGTGGATAGAGAATTATTTTGTACAAGCAGCAGCATATGCTTGTATGTTTTACGAGTTGACAGATATACCTGTAAAGAAACTTGTTATTCTCATGACTTGTGAGAACGGGGAGGTGACTGTTTACGAAGAGTATGATAAAATGAAGTATATGAAACTATTAGTCAAGTACATCGAAAAATTTGTAGAGGACAAACTCAATGGCAACCAAAACTAAAGCAAAAACTAGGTCTGAAATGAGGGCAGTGTTGAAGAACAAGTTTCTTTGTCAAGATAAGTTTACTAATGACATAGAGAATCTTGTCCAAAACAATTTGGATATGAATTACATTGAAGCAATCTGTCATTATTGTGAAGAGAATAGTATAGAGATAGAATCAGTTGGTAAGTTGATCACTAAACCAATGAAAGAAAAGTTGAAAGGAAATGCAATGAACCTAAATTACTTGAAGAGAACTTCAAGAGCAAAGTTTATCATCTAATGTTGTGGCATGGTCAAGAGATTGACACTGATATAAAACAAAAAGAAAAAATGATGGGTGCCATGCGTATCAAGCATGGTCTTGATGAGTTGATGTATAAGGTAAATTACATCAGGAAACAAAAAGGATTTTGGATTAGTAATTTCAAAAAAGTTACAGACAAAGAGATAAAGATATTAGAAAAAGAGAGACCTACAACTAGAGTTCTTGCTGTTCACACTATGAACGGATGCAACCTTAGTTGCAAGGGATGTAATCATAATAGTAGTCTTCTTGGTGTGAAGAGTGGATTAGATATAGATCAATTACTCATAGATCTTGAAGAGATTTTACCCAAGATATATGTGTGGAGTCATGTGAGTATCATAGGAGGTGAACCTCTACTTGAACCTAGAACAGAGGAAGTTACGAGAAGAACAAGAGAATTGGTTGAAAGCACAGGGCAACCATGCGATGTCAAATTGTTTAGTAATGGTTCAAGGTTGATGCAGTGTAAGGAGTGGATAGTTGACGAGATGTTGAGAGGAGTTGATTTCAGACTTACATTTCATAGATCATGGTACAGCACTATTGGTAGAAGGGATTGGGAAAATGCATATGAATTTATATTGTACTGTAAAGATAGGGGAGTAGACACAGACTCTAGATTAGAGTTCTCAGAAGCAGCAAGGTATCCTAATGGTGACAAGCGAGAATGGTTTGATATCTTGAAGTATGAAATAACAAGTGATAGTGTAAAGTATTATCCATGGAATCAAGGAAATCCTGAACAAAGTTTCAAGCATTGTACATGTCCTAATGCTAATTTCTACAAGGGAAAAATGTGGAAGTGTAGTATGATTGCATATCTTAGGGAATCTTTAGAGGCATCAAACCAACTTGACGACCCTGCATGGGCAAAATATTTGGAGTATGAACCACCAGAGGATTTGCAACAGGCAGTTGATGAGGTCACAAAACCACATTGGATCTGTGAAATGTGTCCTTCAAACCCACAGTGGTACACTGCTAACGTACAACTTGACCCTAAGTTGAAGAGGAATGTATGAATAAACAAGAGTATATTGAAGCATCCTCTAGACTTCACCGTAAAAGAAAGAAACAAGGAAGATGGTCTCCCTTTAGAGAGTTTATAGAATACTATCATGAAAACTTTCAACCACAACCAAGTGATGTCTATGAGAGGTCGTTAGAGAAACCAACTTTCAGGATGTTGAGTATTCATTCTCACAATGGATGTAACCTAGCATGTAAGGGATGTAATCATCATAGTGGTGTGCTCGCACCAGGCAGTGATCTATCAATAGACTCTCTACTAAAAGACTTAGAGATACTACTCCCTAGAATACATGTGTGGTCACACGCTAGTGTGCTTGGTGGTGAGGCATTGTTGGAACCAAGAAGTGAAGAGGTATTGAATCTTCTTGAAGATTATTATCAGGATAAAGTATTCATCAAAATATTTTCCAATGGTTTACTCCTACCAAGGAATCAAGATTGGATACTGGAGCACATGAAGAGGGGAACTATACTAAGAATCAGTTTACATCAAAGTCCACTGAATAAGATAGGGAGAAGAACATATGATAATGTGCATGATCTAATCAAAGTAGCAAAGCAAGAGGGTATTGATCTAAAAAATACTCTTGAGATATCAGAACCATGGGACGATTGGTGGTTCGATCTGCTACAATGGGATGGAAAGAAGTTCTATCCATGGGAGAGTGGTAGTGCAGAGGAATCATTTTCGTATTGCACAGCACCCAATCTTCAGTTATACTCAGGTAAACTATGGAAGTGTCCAAGTATTGCTTATTTACATGAGACACTGACATCTACAGGTCAATTAGATGATCCAGAGTGGCAAAAGTATTTGAACTATTATGCAACACCAATTGATGCACCGATAGAACAACTCTTTGCTATGGCACATCAAGTTATTACACCACATGAAATTTGTACTAAATGTAATGCTGATCCTGTATGGTATAGAGCAAACAAACAATTATCAGGAGTGAAGAAAGTTGCCCCTCAGTATGACACCATTTGATACCTACAAACAATACCTTGCATTCAAGAATCACTTCACGAAAGAGAAGTATGATTACCATAGGTATGGAGGTAACTCAAGGGCAAAGATAGATTCTTTCTATAAGAGAAAGGATCGATACTTCTTTGAGAAAACTTCAAGAAAGTACAAGGATGATGAGGTATGTGACTTCTTCCTTGCTAACTTTGTAGATACAGATAATCCACAGGGTGTGTGGATAGGTAACATGATCAGGTCAGGAGAGGTTATCTACAAAGACTGGCAGAGAAGACAACAAAGTTTGTTTTACAATTTCAAACAAAGTTCTGAGAATATGTTCTCAACATATAATCTAGAAGAATTTTTTGATGCATCAAAAGGTCACCCACCCATACTCAAGGAACACTTGGCAGGTAACGTAAGTGTAGAAGATATGTGCATCTATGAAAAGTTATTTTCATACTGTAAGGATTATGATGTCAAGATAAATGACCCCATTTGGAAGTCAGTTGGTATGAAAATTAGGAAGTATCTACCATTTCTAAATATTGACAAGCAAAAATTTAGGGAGCACCTTTTGAGTCTATGAGTGAGTTTTTTGAATCAGAGACTGTAAGAAACGAGATGCAAGACATCCAAGAGATGCAAAAAGAGTTGATGGATGTTATAATAAAGTTTCCATACCTTAGTAACGAAGCAAAAGTAATTCACATTGATACTGTCAAAGAACTCATAGAGAAACAACAGATAATGTGGACAAGAATGACTCTATCAGAAGACTCTGAAGCGAGAAGAATGGTAGAGAAAATTCAGAGCAATGCAGAGGACATGGGGTTTGGAGATTCTGACATGGGAACTGTCTTCTCCAACATGAAAAAAGTTCTCAATGATATACAATCCCAAATGAAAAAGTAATGTCATTTTTGATTCATAATTTACCACCGTACTCGGTGTATGTGAAAAAGGAATTTTTATACGACCATCAAAAAGGTCATGGTGAGATCACACCTGGCACATGGATATCAGTCAAGAGTGTGCAGCACAAAGCATTGTACTTCGAGACACTGCTGTCTGATTACGGTGCACTCTTCGACAAGTTACCAATCAGTGCTTTCGTATGGAAAAAGGATTATGATGTTGATAATCAATTACCTCTTGATCATCTACAGATCTGGGACTGCTTTGATTATGATTTGACTGTCATAGAGAAACCATTACTCAATCGTTGTGAGTTCTTTGGTAAAGATAGACAGATGCACAAAGGACAATACTGTCTGACAATAGATAATTGTCACGCTCAATCATCAACACTCAATACAAACTATAGTCAAGATGATCCAGAACATAAGTCATTCAATCTCATAGCATTAGACAATGGACAGTTTGCTTTACAACCAAACAACAGAATCATATGGAAGGATCAGAGTC